AGATATATCTGAAAGGACCAACCGTTCCAGTCGAGCTCAAGGTCAAATCGTCCAGAACAAGACGATAGGTGCCCGATGATTGTGCAGAGCTGCTGGTTGTGAGGTTGCGGGTGCTAAGCCCGGTGTAAGTGATTTGAGTGACGTTGGCCAGAATGCAGTCATTCGTGGTCGACGTAGGAGGAGTGGTTTCGGCAGTTGGCGCGACGTTGCTCAGTGCAAGAACTAGCTGATCGCTGCCAAGATTGTGAACGCCTTCGCTGAGGTGCTCAACAAAGCCATTCAGTTTATTAAAGACAGCCATTCTGCTGCAGCTTGTTTATGAGTGCAGTCTAAGGAAAAACTTATCGTCCTTATACTTCGTGGATTTTGCACTCAGGATCCGAAGGATTATCTTCGCAGAACTGAAGAAACTTCTGGCGGAGCCTTGAATCCTCTGTCACAGCGGAAGGTTCCGGCTTTGATTCCTCGATTGGAGCAAAGAAGATGCCGTCCTCAGGAGCCTTCGCTGGACCCGGCTTGCTAATAGGGCAGAAACCATCTACGCATCCATTCTCATCTGGCATTTTTATCTGTCGTTTTACTTTGATTGTAAAAAGTCAGGCGCTTCCTCACAAGGGCCAGTTGCAAGGAAGATCGGTTACCAGCCAGTTGAAACTGCAAAAACCCTGGCTCCTGACAGCGGTATGCCTCTGACGCAGTTCTTCTTCGAGGCTCATTAATCCTATCGAGCGATTAAGTCAACGCTGGAACACGGACAAAGGTCTTGCGCATCGTCTTATGAATATGCGGTCTAATGCTGTTGATCAAATGTTTGGTGCTATCCCGGTCGAACTGAATCCCATAGCACTTGTCTTCGCGAGAAATCAAAGTGCATGGAAATCCATTGGAGTTGCACCAGTCAGCAATAACATGATTGTCCTTTGTGCTCAATCGAGTTCGCAGTTTGCCCAGACGACCAACAACTCGCCCTCGATCTGACCAAAGCGCAGTAAGACCCTCAATGCCGCAAATGCTCATCACCTGCGGCGTGATGATCTTCTTGTCTCTTGGATACATCAGTGCATAAGCCCTGTGCAGATCTTCACCACGGACTCGCAAACGAGTTTTGTCGTAGAAGCCATCGGTAGGGATCACATCCCAGAAGTGCTCCAACGGGCCTGAGTGCGCGAGGCGCAGCTGCTTGAGCTGGTAGTTGAGGTAGACCTTCTCGGTCTCAGGCCGAACGATCTGCAACCAGGGGCGTCTTCGGCTTCCCAGCAGGCTGATGCTGCCCACCCCCAAGCAGTAGCTCAGTGCGCGCTGAACGAATATCGCTGACATCAGGTATGTCTCCTGTAAATAAATGAAGACGGCTCGGTGGCGCGTACTCAATCAATGACTGCTGAATCTTGACCGCTTCTGGCGCGGTGAAATACAGGCGAGGCTTATGTCTGTACTCCTTGAGCTCAGCGCTTGCGCCAGTCAGCATTGCAAGCCAGTTCTGGAGCCTTGAAGCTTCCGCCCAGGTATTGCCAACCCTGGTTAATTGAGCCTCCCTGCTCTTGGGGTCAATGCGAGCCCCCTCGGCCCAGCACCAGGCTGCAGCCTTGGCACCAAGTAAATCCAAAGCGGGCTGAGTGATAGCTCTTTCTCCTGCTGGATAGAGCAGGTTGTAAACGGGCCTCAGCTTGTTAGTTGACACTCGGAACCGAAGCACGGTTGTTCGCTTGCCGTTCTCTCTCGCCGACCCCTTGTAGGGAGTGATTTGCGCCCTGGTGGAAAAGAATTGACGAAATTCGTTTGCTTTGTCTTCCAGAAAGGTTGATGCTTTGACGCCAGCTGTGAGCGTCATTTGAATGTATCCCCCTCCAGGACTGCGATACGGCACGAGGCTGCCGTCTACCAGGAGCAGCCCTAGGAGGCCCCTGACGTCAGTTGCGTCCAAAAAGTGTTCCCTATGCGTTCTTCTTATATTAAGACGGAGCGCACAATCTGTGTGCTGTATAAACCCTTCAGCTGAGGAATCTCGATCCATGTGGATTGATAATGATTTTCCCAAGCTGCTAGGTGCCGAACTCTATCGGCCCCATCCCGGTTACATCATCGAGATGGCGGTAGAGCCCGTGGTTGTTCACGATTTCGCTAAGCAACCCGGTCAAACTGTTCAGCTCGATCGCTACCGCTTCTGGGGCAATCCTGGTAATAAGGATTCCCGAGAGCGCACAGCTGATCAAACACTGGGCACTGCATCTAGCCGCTCTATTGTTAAAGATAAGGTTCTGGTGAACCTTAAGGAGTACACGGGTCCTGCGGATCCGACCGACGCTACTTCGCCCAGCACCTTCAAGGTTGCGCGCGAAACTCTGCTGACCGCTCAGCGTTTGCTGCTTGATACCGGCAACCTGAACGTCTTCCACCAGAGCATCGGTTCACTTACCCTGTTGGATGACTACCGCCGTTGGCGCGATCGTGTCTTCGCGGACGAGCTGTTTAAGGCAGAAGCAAATGGTGCTGCAAGTGATAGCCAGGGTGGCTATTACTATCCCCTTGGCAAGACTAAGGCGAGTGCTGCTCCCTTCCTGACCTACTCAAGCACTGAGTCGGCCAAGTTCGATGTCAAGACCGACCTGCTCCAGGTGGTCAAGGACATGCGCAAGCGCAATGTCCCGACATTCGCCGATGGTTATTACCGTTGCATCGCAGATCCCACTGCAATGATGCACTTGAGGCAAAACGATGCCTTTAGGGAGATCGCACGCTATGCCGGTAATGGCATGGTCAACCCCCTGCAACCTGAGCAGGCTCCTAATGCCAACTTCTTCTATGGCATGGGTCCCGCTTATGGACAAGCAGGTTTCGTGGCTGGTCAACCTGTAATGCCAACTGGCTTCCTATTTGAGGGAGTTCGCTGGTTTGAGTCCACCAACCTGGCTGAAAAGAGTCTCGAAGTTTCGATCAATTCTGTGCAGAAGGTTTACACCGCTGCTCCGATGCTCTTCTTCGGACCTCAAGCCGTAGGCGTAGGTATTGGCGGAAATAACGCTCAGATTCTGTTGAACAACAACGACGACTTTAGTCGGTTCATCATTATGATCTGGAGCCTCTTCGCAGGATTTGAAGTCCTTAATCGCGACTTCATTTCTGTTGCTTACTCTTTCGTATATTGATAGGAGGTAAGTAACTATGACTAAGAAGATCTTCCCCGGTAACTGGGTTACCAATCTGAGTAGCTACCAGGGTCAACCTGTGGTGGCTGTGCCTGGCCGTGTGTATTGCCACAAGGTCGGCTATGCACTTGTCGATTCAACTGGCGGCACATCTTTCGATGTGATCATCCCCAGCCCCGACAAGCGTCAAGATGACAAGGTTCGTGCTGATATCACTGGCCTGACTGTTCCCGCTGGTGCAGTCGTTTACTCACTGGGCATCCGCGTTGCTGATACCCGTAAGGAGAAGGACAAGGGCGATGCCACTTCTGGCCTGGTCGGCACCAACACCGACACTCTGAAGCTGGCATCTGCTGTCAACACCACAGCTGGTGGTGTGATCTCAGCCTCCGCGCTGGGCACAACCGCAGCTGACCTGACAGTGGCTTCAACCACCATTGCTCCTGGCTCTGGTCGTTTCAGCTCCGGCGGTGCAACCCTGAGCGGCGCGTTGACTCTCAAAGTCTTCGTCGCTGATAGCACCGGTGCTTCTGCTGGCTCCACTCTGACCTCTTCGGTCACCGGTGGCAGCCCCATCATTGTCGAAGTCTCCTACTACATGGATGACGACGTCGCTGATGTTGAAGACACCTTCCTGCCTTACCTGACTGAGTCCTGATTCGGCAGAATTGTTTTCCCTAGGATGAGGGCTATTGGGTGACCATAGCCCTCTTTTTTTGTAGATATGGCTCTGTACCAGAACAAGAAGACTGGCCAGCTGGTTGAATTCATCGGTTACCACGACAAAGAGTGGGCGATGGTGAAAAGCTCTGGGGGTCAAGTTACTTATGTAGCTCTCGCCGACCTCGAAGGCTATGAGGCCAACAAGGGTCGCACTGGAACAACTCCTCAACCTCAGTCAGCTGAAGTAGAGGTTGATGAAGACAAAATGCCCGAAACCATTATTCCGGCTGACACTCGTCTGAACCTCAATGCTGCGACAGCTGAAGCTATTGCCAAGCATGTCAAAGGCATCGGATATGCCACAGCGAAGAAGATTATTGAACTTCGACTCTCCCTGCCTGGTGAGCGTTTCAAGAGCTTTGACCAGCTCAAGAAGATTGGGCGTGTGGATTGGGACGAAGTAATCGCTGCAGACCTAATTTACATTGCTTGATTCTCATAGAATTAGATCAGGTCGCTGATTTTTAATGGAGCTCAACGACTTCGATAAAAGCCGTTGTCGCTTCCACTTGGGGTACAACGTAGGAGCAAATCTTCCGGCAGGCGACATCGCCAGGCTGGAAGAAGCTTTGGCAAGGGTCCCGGATAGTTATTTCTTTTCGAGAATCCTTGAACACGTTGATCGGTGCGACAAAGCCTTCAAGGTTTCGCAGATCTTTAGGGTTGAAGACCAGCCGCAGCCCAGTCGCGTTGAGCGAATTACTGGTGACACAGATCGAGCGATCTTCCAGTCCGAGCCGCTTAAGGCTTCAAAGGACTATTGGGAGGTCTATTTAAGAGAGACCGATCTCTTAGCTCAAACGCTTTATGTGGCGAATTATCGCCGTGATGAAGTAAGGCGCTACGCCTACGACAGGGCAGGCGCTGAGTTCATCATGTCTATTCCTGGTCCTGCTGATACCGCTGTCGGTACTCGTGTCATGCAGGCCCAAGGCGCAATGAACTGGAGGTAATCAGTGATCAATCAGTACTACACACCTGGAATGAGTCCGGGCGGATCACCCAGCTACGAAAAAGCTAAGCGCGAGTTCGACAAAAGGACGGGCAGGGCTGATGCATCTGGTCGCGACGATCAAGGCGCAGACCTCGACATGGATGCCATTCGCCGTCTCTCAAGGAATCCAGAGAACCAGGCAGCAATGGACTCCCTTGCAGCAGAGTCCAGGGAGAGGCTTGCAGCAGATCTCGGCGAACAACAGGTTGTCCAGCCCTCGATGATGCTCTCGGACGATGCCAACTCTCGGCAGTCCGCACTGGATGCGATGCGTCAGCAATACGCTCCAAGCACTGGCATCTATGACACCGATGCTGGTAAGGCGATGCTTGCCATGGCTCAGCAGAACCAACTGTCTGGCGAAGGCAATCTTGCTGACTACTACGGCGCTCAGCAAAAGGTTGGCGCTGGCCTGAGCGACGAAGTCATCAGCGCCATGGGTTACGAAGGTCCTATGGCCGAATGGGCGAAAGCCAACCCAGCATTGGCGATGCGCGAATACAACAAGAAGTTCGCCAATTCATACGAAGGCACAGGCCCTGGCGATGAAGCCGTTCAGCAAGCGATGGATCAGGGCCAGTTCTTCCCTTCGCAGGGGAGTCCTAACCCGCTGGGAACAACAGGCCAGCCTCGTGAAGCAAACACCCAGGCAACCAGTGGCATGCAGAACACGATGTCCCAAAAAGCAGCAGAAGCTGGCCTGCAGGGTAAGTCAATGCTGATGGCCTTATTGAACAAAATGGAAGCTGACAACATGAAAAGAATGGGAGCCCAGCGATGACTAAGCCCTCACATTCCAACGAAGACTTTTATAAGCACCGTAGGGGTCCTAAACGTGCCACTCGGATGAACGACTGGTACGAAGATTCAACAGGTCATCGCGAGACGAAAAACTTTTTCAGCGCGACGCCAAATGGTGTACCTAACAACCCTAATAATTTTCAGTCCTTCACGCCTGCAAGTAGCCACTTCGCTCCTAGCGGGCAACCCGATGGTGATGTTGTCTTCCGCCGTAATCCTTACGGTGATGGCGAGCAGATAGTTGAACAAGATTTGCCAGTTGCCTCGCGACCAACTCAGCAGGGCAAGTACTTCAACAATGCCCCAACTGATCCGAAATTAGATCGCCCTGATTTCATGCAAAGCCCTGGCCCCGCCACTGGCATGAGCACGAGCTTCAGTGGCTTTGGCAAAGGCCCTGGTCGCAACGTCAAACGCCGTACTGACAGCAACAAAGCTAAGTAAGATTAGTTAAACAGGAGTTGTAAATTGGCAACCAGTAGTTCCAATAAGATGCCGCTGCTGGTTGACAGGCCGCTGCATTCTTTTGCAACACTTGGCGGTGCTGCAGCCCTCACCACATCAACCGACTTCAATACTCCAAGTGGAGGTGGATGTGTTCTACTTGTTGATTGCTTAAGCAATGACGGAGCTGTTGTTGACAGCCTTTCGATCATTGCAAATGAAGCCAGTACAACAGCAGCAACTGTGCTGGTGTTTCTAAGCATTGCCTCGACTTCAGCGGCAATCACCTCAGCAAACACGGTATGCGTGGCTAACGCAGCAATTGGCTCGTCTGCCCCTGGTGATCGGACAAATATTGCTCTGCCACCGCTTTCAATTCCAGTGCCAAACCTTGGAGGCTCGACAAGCGCATCAGAGACTGACAAAAAGAATACGGGCCTCTATGTGCCCTCTGGCGCTGTTCTTTATGTCGGCTGCAGCGCAGCTCTGACTGCTCCAAGTTCATCAACTCGCGTACACGTCTTTGCTCAAGGAGGATTCTTCTAGTGAGTGATAATGCACGTTTTGGGCAACTCCTTGGTGAGTTTTACCAGACTTATCTAGGCCGAGCGCCAGACCAAACGGGCTGGGATGGCTACATGGGCCAGATGCAGCGTGGGCGCAATCCCTATGAGATTGCCTACGAAATCCAAAACTCCGGTGAGGGCAGGGCATACAGGGCGAGGCAGCAATTCGGTAACCAGCGAGCAATTGATGCTGCCAATACCGCACGAAATCAAGCCCAAGCTGAAACGAGAGCTCTCCAAGGCCGAATCAGTGGCTTTGAAGATCGCATCAGAAGATTTGAAAGCGATATTGATGACTACAAAACCAGGCAAGAGGCGCTCCAAGGTCAATACCAAACTGCGCTAGGGCAGGTGCAGGATTGGACAAGCAAGGCCAACGAATTCCAACGGCAGGCATCCGACTGGGAAGATCAATTCCAGTCGAAATCCGCTGAATACCAAGCTGCCAGAGAGGAGGCCGACCGCTATCGCAACGAGGCAGTAGGTCGTCAACTGGCTGGTCTTCGCAGCGGTTCAACTATTGGCGGCTCAAACGCTGGCAGAGCTGGGGCAGGAACACTCGCTTCAGGCAGAACCGGATACCGGGCAATGGACGACAGGGCTGTCGAAATCGAGAAGAATATCCAAGCAGAAAGCGGCGCACTGTCACGCAAAGGCCCAGTCGTTGAGCGGATCACCCGAGCTCAACCGCGCAGAGGAGCGCCATCTGGTGGAGGCCAGGCTCCTCCTGCTCAGTCATCCAGTTACTACGCAAGTCGCTTTAGATAAACATGGCGAATTGGTTTACCGCATACCAAGGCCCAGGCGGCGGTTCTGGCATGGGCTCTTGGGACCGTGCAATTAACGACGGCTATACACCACAGCAAATCGCCGCTGCTGTTGATGGTTCAGGGCTCACGGTTGGCTGGAGGTTGCGTGACGCTGCGGATGCAGTGAATGCTGGGGTCCGGGCTCAGCAGCAAGCTCAGAGAGAGGTTCAAAACACCGAGTCAAGATTGCGCGGTGAGTATGAGGGCCGAATCCGAGACTTTGAGAATCGATTGGATGAATACAAAGGCCGAGTCAGCTCGCTGACAGATCAGTACCAGGGCGCTCTTAGACAGTCCCAGGAATACCAGAAATCAGCCGCAGACTTTGAAGACAAGTTCAATAAGCGAACAACTGAGTTTGAAGCGGCGAGACAAGAAGCCGATCGCTACCGAGAGGAAGCAGTGGGGCAGCAACTGCGAGCGATCCGGTCAGGCGCGACAACGGGAGGTCGCCAGCAGACCACAAGCGGAATTGGCGATCTAACTGGAGGTGATGCCAGGTTCCAAGGCTCTAGTGACAGCGCAATCACAAAAGCGGCAAAAGCAGAAGGTGGTTTGACCGACAGCGTCTTGAATCGCAAAGGCCCGGTAGTCGAACGACTGCAAACAGCGCAGCGTCGTCAAGCAGCTCCAAGCGGAGCTCCATCGGCTGGACTCTCTAGCGGTAGAGGGGCATCGAGTTATTACGCATCACGTTTCCGTTAAACCATGGCTCGCACAGGTATCGGCGCTGCATACGTTCAGCGCGAATTGGCAAGAGGACGCTCAATGGCGTCCATCCAGCAAGAGGCCGAAGCAAGGGGCTATGAAGTTGGAGCAAAAGCACAGGAGATTTTCAACAAGGGCGGAACCTATGACCCGACTCCTGCTGCAGGACTAGGCGCAACATCCGATAAAGGCAGGACGGGGATCGGCGCTACTTATGTGCAGCGCGAACTCACTCGTGGCCGATCACTGCAGCAGATTCAGGACGAGGCAAGGCGCAGGGGCTACACAGTTGGCGAGAAGGCTCAACAGATTTTCGATAACGCCGCAGCGCGTAATAACGACTATTCAGACAACTACGGCTTGCCTCCCAGCGGTCGGTTCTTCGACCCCTCGAACTTTTCGGGGATGGAAGACAGGCTGGATGATGGTGGCTTCGGCGACTATGCCCTAGGTCGGGCTAGGGCTGCTGGATACTCCGATGCGCAGATCCGCTCAACCCTCGCAGCGTCTGGAATGATGATTGGCCCAAAGGCGGCCAAGCATCTTGGCGTCATGCCAGGCAGAACCTTCTATACGGGGCCAGACGGAAATAGGCGTCCAGTGGATGTCTACACCGATCCCGCTACAGGACAGCAAAAAGAAAGAACATTCCCCATTAGCTATACCGGCCAGGCAGGCACAAGAAAAGGCAGACCCGAGCTTCTTCCTTACAACGCCTACAACAGGCTTATGAACCAGCCGTTTCAAGAGAACTATCTGTTCACTTACGGCGGGGAAAGTGGCGGCGAGTCCATGGGCAACTTTGGCTATGTGGGCGAGGACAAGGATGCATACAGCGCTTATTCCGAGCCTGACTGGAATAAGTACGTCGGCAATAACGGCTACAACAATCCACGCCCCGACTTGACTGGTGACCTCGACGAACGAGGTAGAGCGCTTCCTTCTGAGGATCCTTTTAAGAAGCAGTACGAAGCCACATTTTCTGAAAACGTCAAAGCTGGCGGCGGCGACCCAACCCAAATTGAGGTTCCAGAAGGTGTTGGCGTGACTGACTATGCGCCGCCGGATTGGACAAGCAAGGCCAACGAAGCACCAAAGCCAACGGCAATGGCTGAAGAGCCAACCTCCGAAGCCCCTGCACCTGGTGATGCGGATTCTGGGCCAGTCGTCAAGCAAATCGTTTCTGCCAACAGTGTTCCTGGGCAACTCGAAAGGAACCGTGGATATCTGACATCAGGTCGCATTCGCAACTACTACAGCTCTCGGTTCGGAAGGTCTAGTTAATGGGTAAGGGTCTGGGCTCCTTTGGACGGAATTTCAAGTTCTCGTCCGTCAAGAAGCCAGTACCGCAAAAGGCGAAGGGTTTGTACCCCAGTGCCGGGACGGGAGCGGGTCAGTACGGATCGGTCAACTTCCCGACAGTTATTGAGCAGTACAACCGAACCTCGGACTTCAAGCGCTGGAAGCTTGGCCAGGAGTACTACTTCGGCAAGG